TTAACGCTCTCTCTGCGAAAGAATACGCGGCGACGACTAAAGCAAAGAGAAAGGCTACGAAATCGGGTAAGCAAGTTAGCAAGCAACCGAAAAAGATAGCCAAGAAAACTAAGCGATACAGAAAAGTCAGATAACGGAAATAGCTATGAACACTGACAAGCTAAGACAAGAGATTGCAGAGGATGAAGGCTGCAAGTATGAGGTTTATCTGGATCATCTGGGGTTGCCTACTTGCGGGATTGGTCATTTGATTCGTGAGGGTGAGCCGGAACACGGCAAGCCTGTAGGCACTGTTGTTGAGCAAGAGCGGGTCAAGCAGCTATTTAATCTTGATATTGCCGTAACTATAGATGAGTGCAAAAACCTCTATGATGATTGGGATGATCTGCCAGAAGAGGTGCAGCATATCATTGCCAACATGATGTTTAATATGGGCCGTCCAAGACTCTCAAAATTTAAGGGCATGAAGAGAGGGGTTGATGCCCGTGATTGGAACGCTGCGGCTGATGAAATGGTAGACTCCAAGTGGTATACTCAAGTAACCAACAGGGCTAGGCGTTTAGTTGACAGGATGAGGGGCGTTGAGAATGGCTAAGACTCCGGCATGGCAACGCAAGGCTGGTAAGAACCCTAAAGGCGGCTTGAACGCCAAAGGTCGTGCATCTGCCAAACGTCAGGGCATGAACCTAAAACGTCCTGTTAAGTCTGGTGACAATCCGCGCAGAGCAAGTTTTCTTGCACGCATGGGCAACATGAGGGGGCCAGAGAAAAAGAATGGCAAACCAACGCGCTTACTACTGTCACTCCGCGCATGGGGTGCAAGCAGCAAGGCTGACGCAAGGAAGAAGGCGGCAGCAATCTCCAAGCGAAATAAGTCAAAGAAAGGAAAGAAATAATGCCAATGGGAAAAGGAACTTACGGCTCCAAGCGAGGCCGTCCAGCGAAAAAGAAAGCAGCTAACGGCAAAGGATTGACTGCAAAGCAAAAGACTTTGCCCCCTGCTTTGCAGAAAAAGATTATGAAGTCTAAAAAGCGCAAGTAATTACGGCTTTATTGCAGATCTTCAATCAACTGACGCATCTCTTTACGAGTGTATCCAGTGTCAGTTGGCATGCCTTCTATATGATACCTCATGACGGTGTTGTATGTGTTGGGACGCCATGCTGCAAATGATATGTGTAAGACTTTTTTACCTTTCCAGATCCTGCAATACTTCTTGCACATAGAGAACCCGTATATCTTGAACCCCGCTGGGCGTTGATATTTTTTATAACGAAAGATCTCTTTGCCAAAGAGCCTGATAACACCACAATCAAGCTCTTTCCAAGGATTAGGCCAGTTATTAGGGATGTTTAAGTGATCTTTGTTCACAAAATTTGCCTGTGAAAGCACATAGTTTGTGCCAAGCTCTTTGTTCTTTTGATCCATTGCTTGTTGCAATTTCACGCTAATGTTTTGATTTTTTGTCGGTTCCATTTTGCCCCTTCCTTTGTTTTATCTGTACAGAGTTTCGCCGCCAGCAGCTAAATACTGCGCTAGACATTCGATCACATAAGGCTCTGTAAGGTAGCCGCCACTTATCTCACCGTTCAGTGGGATAATGTGTTTTGCTTTTTGCGGCTCAAATCCATGCTCTTCTAGTATTCTGTACGGTCCCCAACCTTCCAATATCAGGGCCGCGTAGTAGTCACTCGCTACTGTTCTGGCTTGCGCCAGACTGATCTTGTTTTTGCTCTTGATTGAAACAATTTTTTGTTGTGCCATAACAAAGCAACCTCCCTGCTGCATTGATGATCCAGGTGCCTACCATGAGGCCATGCGTTTCTCCGCACCTATCACAAGTTACAACTGTTCTTGAGTATCTGTGCTGGGTCTTTGGCTTTCTTGCCATCGTAAGTTCTCCAAGACTGTCTCTGTCAGTTTCTGTGACAGCCATAACATTTGTTGGGGTGACATATCTTTGCGGTACATCACCCCATCAATCGTAACCAATAGATGGTCTGGGTACGGATGGATCAGGACATTAGATTTTAAACGGGATGTCACTGTCGTCTAAATCTTCAATTGGTTCCTGATGCTGAGACTGCACAGACTGAGCAATAGGCTTGAGGCCACCCTGTGAAACACCATCAGCAATGTTGTCAGTGGCAGCGTAAGGTACAACCCTGCTGATGCTAACGCCAATACTGCCGTCATCGTTCTTGAAGCCCTTAACACTGTACTTCCAGTCACTGCGTAAAGTGATATCAGCAGGGCTACCTTCTTTGTATGGTTTCCACTTGCTGTTCCCATAATCTGATTTTGAGGAATCTTCTGTGTTTGCAAACAACCTAATGCTCATAATTGATTCATATTTATTAGCCATGTCTAACTCCTTGGCTTGAGTTGTGAATTTCTGCGGATGAGTATTTCAACAGTCTTTTGATACAAGTCAGGCGCAACCTGTTTCATGTTGTCCATTTTCTCAATCATCCAACCCATATCCATATAGTTTTTTAACTCAGCGTGGGTGCGCTTGTTTTGGGCTTGAACATCAACCTCCCTCATAAAATCACGCCACTCTTGCATAGGATCTGGTGATTGGTTCTGACGTTGGAATTGGGCTGGCTCAGAAGCCCCATCAATCGCCTCCTGCTTGCGTGATACAGCATCCATCTCATTGGCAGAGGCATATTCTCCACCAGCAAGCCCAAGGCTTGCCAGTGCGCGTCCTATGGCTGATGTTTCAGCGTTCTCAAGTGCGCTTGTCGTATTGACATGCCCTTGCCCCCTGATCTCTTCAGCCATACCAGAGCCTACGATACGCCCGTTACTGTTTGTTACAATGGCTTTGATGACAACGCGATGACCGTCATCCACCAGTATGTTTGTATCAACACCATAGAATGTGCCGTGATCTCTACGAAAGGCCTCCATTCGATGCACAACTTGCGTGTACTTTTTGTTGCCCTTCTGCTTTACGCCATGAGTTTTGTTCAACTCATTTATGGCGTCCATAGTTTTATTCAGATCCGTCATACTTCTTTATCCCCAACCTATCAGCCATTATGTGCATAAACACTGACCATGTTGTTTCCATGTTTTGGAGTTTCAGTTCAAGATCGACAACTGTAGCACATAGCTCATCTACGCGCTGTTCCAACTCTTGTTTCTCAGTCATCTGTATTTCTCCCGTCCAAAGATTTTAACAAATGACGGGCAATTTTTTGTTGCTTCACATCCTCTGGCAAACTTTCCCATTTTGCTTGGCCTCTATTGTGAGCATGATCTAGCATATTTTGCTCTGACAATTGTTGCATCTCTCTACGGCTCTTGCCTTCATACTGATTTTTTTTATGAGCCATCGCATCCTCTTTAGAAATATAATCTTCTTCATAAAGAGCCTCTGGTATTAGCCAGATTTGACCTTTGGGCTTCATGCAGTTCTGACCAGATTTATAAAAAGACTTCCCAGCAAGACCATACTTTGCATCTCTATGTTCAACGACAATTCTGCCCCTGCTAGTAATGGCTTCTATTTCATAAAATTCTGGTGGGTACATTTCGCTATGACTTGCTGTTTTTATGACAACAACCTTGTCTCCAACTTGTGGGGGGTTGCTTTCATAATATTTTTTGGTCATAGCCATGTCACGATTCTTACGGCGAAAAGCATGGCCCATACCAAAACGCCCCCTGTAGGTTTCATGGCTTGCGTTTGGTGTTGTTTTTTTGCCTTCCTCTTCAAACATCTTGATGATCCTCCATGTAAAATTCTGCTGCCCACATGACTAACTGGCCTCTGCCGCTGCCACCTTTGCGTTTGCGGTGATCAATCTTTACCAGGCCTTTTTCTTTTAAAGCTTTAAAGCGTGGCGTAATTGAGTTATATCGGTGCTGCGGCAGGGCATTGCAGACTTGATCTGCTATAGCTCCTGCTGCACCGAAAGCCCAAATGGCATCGAGAACAACTTGCTCCATGTGAGTAGCATCAATGCTTGCAGCAGCATCGTGACTGGTACTTGGATCATCACGGCGAACTAATTTATATGCCTCAGTCATTGCTAATCCTTTCTACTTTCTGAATTTTCACATTAAGAAAATCCAAACCCGCGTTTTTATAGGCCTTGTTTTGCTTCATGATCTTTTGCGTGACCTTTAACGCAGCCTCATCAGCACTACCTGCTTTCACCTTGTAGGTTTTCTTGAAAGTTACTTGAACCTCAACCTCATGGGCTTGCCCATATCGGTAGAGCTTGTCATCACTTTTGATGATCTTGTCTAATTGGTTACTAAAAATTTCAAACATATTTATCTCCATGCTTGCTTTGCTAGTTTTAGGATTGATGGGCCATGACGCCGCGCTATTTCATTGTAGTCTGGCTGAACCAAACCAAACAACGCTGACCATGAACCGTTAGCTGCGCGGAAAAGGTTTTGTGTAACCTTCCAACTTTGCACAGCTTCATTGTAAGCACGCAGAAGATTTGCTTCTGACAGTGCGTCACAATTCTCTGATGTTGCTATGTGATATCCAGCCCCAGTAACAAACAGCAGTGCTGGTGTTTCCCCTGTGGCCTTCCAATAAATAGACTGTTGAATGACTTGTTGCCATGTTGGCTCAGTCTTTGGTTTAGGCGTGCGGAATGTGCGGGTGCCATCCTTCTTAACAGGATTACGCAACGGCAATGAACATTTTAGATCTATCTGTTTGCCACCTCCGCTGAAGTCTTGATACAACATGATAGGAACATCGCTCTGCGGTTCATCATGCCACCTCTGGTACTCACCACTAATTTGATTCGCCCCAGTGAAAAACTCATCGACACCTTCTATGGCTGCGGCAATCATGTCTGGTATAACAACAGCGCACGCCTCCATATCTTCTGCGTCCTTGCCATCATCCCAATCCAATGGCTTATGTTCATGAAACATTGCCATAGCATGACGTACCGCCTCTGCAATAGGCACGCCTTCTTGTTGACCAATGATAGGATTGAACTGATCTAGCCCTTTGAACAAATTTACTCCGTGCTGAACACAAATGCCAGCCCAAGGTTTAGATGACATTGGAAAAGATTTTTTATGCTCATGACGTAACCATATTTTTAAAATCATCTCATACTTTAATGCCGTGGCCCCGCTTGCGCTATCGTGCCGCAAGCCCATGTCAGCCAAGACTTCTGGTGCTTTCTTCATTTTGGATTGCCCCTTTAAATTTCCACGTTTCTCTTACATGTCTATAGTGCGATTGACTATCTGTCAACACTGGTGCTACAGTTTTTTCATGAAGTTAGATGTGTACCTAAAACAAAAAGGCATTAGTCAAGCGCGGTTAGCGAGGCGTTTAGGCATGTCCCGCTCTGCCGTTTGTTTGCTGGTATCTGGCAAAAGGTTCCCATCTCCTGAGACTATGCGTAGGGTTCTTTTGGCAACTGAGGGTGAGGTTAAACCAAATGACTTTTATGACGATACAATGCAATGAATGTAGTGGTGAGGGGTGGGTCAGGGAACGTGATCCTTTCTCCCGCCACGATATGAATTGGGTCAACTGTTTCTCTTGTGATGGAGATGGACGCAAGCCAGAATTGATACAACAGGGTGATGGCTCATGGGCCAAGCTCCTCTCTGAAGATCGCTGTGTAGTATGCAAGACTGCTATGACTCAACCGAACAAGTGTAATGTTTGTGGGCTGCGGTACGGCAATGGTTGACAGTCGTGGAAAAGGGGCTGCTTTTGAGCGGTCGATTATCAATCACATAAAAGATAACCTTGGGGAGCGATTGCCGGAAATGCCAAAGCGCAACCTCTCTCAATATCAGGTCAAGGGTGAGGCCGACATTATCATTCCTAAATGGTCGATAGAGTGTAAGGCCTACGCATCTGGCGCGTCATACAAAATGGGGTGGTGGCAACAAGCCTGTGAGGCTGCTGCTGGCACTGATATGTATCCTGTCTTGATTTATAAATTTAACAACAGGCCAATCAAGTGTGTGATCCAGCTAATGGCAGTGTGTCGAGACTTCACTTACAACCCTGACGCTGTTTGTGAAGTTTCTCTGCCG